AAACTGTTCAAAGTTATTAGATACTGCAGCTGCTCTCATTTTAGATGCAGACATACCTTCAACACCTTCAGCATCAGGATCTCTATCACCTGCGGATACTACTGATATCTTAGTAAAATCGTAGAACCCATGTCGGGCTTCTTTACCATTATACTTAGCAATTAATGCTTCAAACTCTTGTATCCTATCAGAACCTACTACCATTGTAACATTACGATATCCTTTATCATAGAGTGACACACAGATATCAAATACATTTCTTATTTTCTTATCTAGGATAATAGCTCTTGCATGTTTAGGATACATTTTACGCATCCATTTAATCTTAGTAGTATATTCTAAAGGATTCTTTTTAGCATCTGATGACTGTGAGGCATATATAAAGTACTTGTCTCCTTTAGATACTCTACCTACAGCATTACATAACTTCTCATGACCTGTAGTAGGTGGGTTAAATCTACCAAACGAGAATGTTACATTATCATCCTTAACTTCTGTTATATATTCTCTAAACGACTTAATCATAAGGATTCCTAGATGTCTGTTTATTTTTTATTTCTATTAGCTAATCTTTCTTTCTCAGCTGCTTTAACTTGAGGTATAAGCTTTCGAGCTAGTTTATCAATCAGTCCTTGCTTCTTTTTCATTCGCTTCTCTAATGCTTCTTTGGCAGCTTGTGATAAAGTAGATAAATCTTTACCTTGTGTTAATGTTGCTTTAACTTGTTTAATTGCTGCTTTTTTAGCTCTATCTTTTATCTTATCCATAGAGGCTCTTCTGGACATTGATATTTTCCTAGCACGTGCATTCTTCTTAGCATTCTTTTTCATTATACGGCCCATCTTTCTACGACCCTGTATAGATAAAACCTCATCTACTTCTTGAACTTCTTCATTCTTTGCGTTCCAATTCTTATCAATCCAATCAAAGAACTTTGTAGTTTCTTTATCATCTAAAGATCCAATATCTTTAATCTTGAACTTCTTCATTGCTTTAGCTAAAAAGGTTTCATAGTCCTTTGCTTTTTCTAATAGGTCTTGAACCTGGTTAAATGAATATTTCATGTGTATTAAGCCTCTGTATATTTATTAGTCTATTATATTTATATAAATTACTTTTGCCAACCTTTGATTATATCAGCGGAGAAGTTATTAGTAGAAAACTCCATCCTATCAACTAATTTAACAGCACCACCTGTTAAGTTGTCAATAGCCACATAACCTTCAGCACCTGTTACCTTAAATCCCTTTGATGTCTTAACAAAAGTCTTTGTATTCTGAACCTGTGATAATTGTGTAATTAGCATTTCTTTAGCTGCTACTAACTCATTCTGTAGATCAAACATTAAAGTCAAACCTTTCTTATTAGATGAAGAAAAGAACTTCATTACATCTTCTAATTGCTTAGTCTTTCTTTCTTTACCCTTATCACTTTTTAACTTATCAATATCTTTCTGATATCGTTTCTGTATCCAGTTCATCAATTCTTTAACATGACTATCAGCATCGATTATCTTTTCTGCTTGACGTACCTTTGTATTATTAAAGGTGTTAATAGCCATATTAATTTCTTTATTATCAGATACTTCTTTTAATATAGATGAAGATATTTGTCTGAATATAGTACCTGCATTAGATAAGAACTGAGTAACAGTAGTTGTATCTTTTTTAGATAGTGTAGCTATACCTGTCAGATTAGGTAAGTTAGCGGATTTAGACCATACAGATTTAACTTTCTTTAGAGAAGATATATTAACACCAAATGATGCTGTCATATTCTCAAAGGAATCACCTGTATAAGAGGTATGCCATACAACACCTATCTTAGCATTTAGTACATCAGAGGCTTGTTCTTTAGGTATAGCATATACAATAGTATTAGGATGAAAAGTAATATATTTCTCACCATCAATAGTTTCTGCTTTTAGATCGGGTTTAGTGAACATAATATCACCTTGTATAACACCTTTAATACCGATCTTCTTTAGTTCTGTATATGCTATTTTCAATTTATCAGATAGATCACCTGATGTATCATTATCAATATCATTATGTGATTTGTATACCTTAGGGTTCTTATTAAAGATACCTTTCTTAGCAACGAAAAATTCCCCATCCGTGGGGTCAGTACCTGCGAATACCGCGGGAGCTCCATCCCACTTAACTGTGACAGAATGAGAACCTGATGACGTACCTGCTAACATATCACGGAGTGCTCTTAGTGCATTAATAGCCGCTCTAGTTCCCTCAACACCACCATCAAGAACAAGGTCTTCAATGTGTGTCATATGAGTATTCTTTGCTTCTATTATATGTTGTTTAAATGTGCGCATCTTTAGTTCTCATATTATTTAATACATTAATAGTTATTTATACTATTATAGAAGTCAAAAAAAAAGTCCCTAAGGACTTTTAATAATTTGAGTTCTAACTTCCTTTAAGATATCAGCGAAGTCCAACCTCAGTCGTTCTTCATCAATCTTATTAGTTCTTAACCCATTCTCCATTGTTGATAATAGAGATACAAAGGATTTCTTTATATTAAGCTTTGTAGGCTCTACCTCTGGATGAGGATGTGATGCACATCCAGGTCTAGGAACTATAAGAGTTGCCATTAACACAAACCCAAGTAGAAAAGGCACAAACATATTTAACATCCAAAACTTTACATCATTTTTATATTTCGTCATTATAACCTCTTTTCATCAATTCATCAATTTCCGTATTTACCTTAAACGGCCATGCTCTAATTCTATCTTCAAAATCCCATAACATCTTATCTTGTTTGGGTGCCTCTACTACAGTTCTAGATCCTTCTGGAAACATAGTGTCTTTTTTCACTTTAATAACGTATGTAGACTCTTTTACTTCAGTAATAATACCTGCCACATAGGCATCTTCCCGATTAGGCATAGGCTCAAAATCATACGCTGCTACCCAATCATTTACTTTAAATAACTTTGCCATTCTATAATACTCCTATTACAGTAACGAAAATATAGACCCCAACACTAACAAACCATTGTAATGTTAGTGTAGGGTCGAATGTGATTTTCTTATCAATAAAACTAAATACCATAACTATAGTATACTACATTGTGTCGTAATTGTCAAGTGTTTTTTTACATTCTCTGCGACTTTTTTTGTTTAAAAGTCGTTTAATAAACCTACCCGTACCAGTATGCCAATTATGTGACGAATGCCATCTTTTTGATGTCCAGTCTGCAATTACTTCTTTTCCTCGCATATAGAATCCTCTTTACTGTTAATAATAGTTTTTGTATCTCCATTGGCACTTACATGAAGTTCTGTAAATGACATAGCTTTAATGATAGACCCGCCATCATCATAGTTTATTACTTTTATAACACCACTTGATTCTAGATTATGTAGTGTAGAATAAACTCCCACCTCTATTCCTTCTAGACTCCCTTCTTCTTCTCCCCACTTCCATGAAAAATAACATGCCACTACTAATAATAATATAAATGCTATTTCTAAAGTCATACTTTTCCTCTGTCTAATTCCATAGTGTTGCCACTACAAAACCAATTATTATACCTTCAACCCAAAACGCCCACCTATGTAGGCCAGCGGCTGTATGTTTCATTATAAATTCTTTTGCCCATTCACTCATAGTATTCCTCTGTTACTTGTTACTTTAAATGCGATATATCCATAGAACAGTTCAAAGATATCATTATCCTTTTTATGTTGCTCTACAGCGGCTGTATTGTATTCAGGTTGACCAATATCTTCCTTTACTTTCCATTTTTTAAGAACATCTTCAATTACTAGGTATGTATTTGGCATCTTTACCTCCTTTTCTAACTCTTATACTTTATTATAACAATATCTTAATAGAATGTCAAGAACTATTTTCATTTATTTTGAAGTTAATGCTTCCCATGATATAGGATATAGTTTTGACATTACCCTATCCCATTGATTAGCTAACTCACGAATCTCTAACTGTGCTGTAGGACTCTTCCTTAAATTATATGCTCTTGCCCACGCCATTAATGATCCTGTTACATAATATTCAGTTAACATAGACTGTGGAAGAACCATACGTGCTTGCTCAGGACATACACCTGATTCTAACATCTCTGTGTATAACTGTTTTGCTTTAATAAGATATGTTTGGTAATTATCTGAAATAGAATCTGATGTTTCTAGATTCCAGATATAATCTATATCATTCTTAAAGGTAGTGACAAACTCTGTATCAGAAGATCCTTGTTTAACATTCTCAGGTCTATATCTCCAATTCTTAGGAACATGAAACCTAGGTTCATCTGATACATACCTTCTAGATATCTCATTATAACTAAACCCTATAACGTGTTTAAAACGTTGTCGTGCTACAAAGATAGGTACTGTTTCTCTCATAGTAACAGTAGCATGCGTGAATGGGGTGAAATGGTTATGCTTTGCTAGAAAGTTAATCAGTTTCTTATCACCTTCTTTCAAGATAGGAACAAATGCAGATAACGTACATAATCCATTCTCATCCTTCTCATCCACATAGTCATCTACACCCACACCTTCTGATGTCTTATTAAAGGATACTCTAGCTGAGTTAACAACTGAAATATCATCACCCATGTGATCTATATATTCTGCTTTCATTTTATCTCCTTTCATAATTAAAATTTAAATCCTTCAGTATCTAATGTTTTTTGTGTAGGAATATGATTATTACTTGTTCCTTGATCTACTTGAATTAATGTTTGTGCTGATGCTTCAACATCATATAATCTCATTTTAGGCCTATCAACACCTATAACAAATCGTTTATTAGTACCGATATCAGCATAACGATTCTTTAGTTGTTTAACCATTAACTGGTTTAGATTGGCGAGTTCTTCTGTTGATATTAGTGCAAACATCATGTCTGCTGTTGCTGGAAGTCCAAATGACTCAGAAGTGTCTTCAAGACCTACATCAGAGTTAGAGAACCCAGATCTTGTTGTTTGTGTTGCTGAGAGAATAGGTACATCAAATTCTACAGCTAAACCTCTCAGTTCTTCTGCAATCGATTTAATATAAGAATAGGTATTAACAGAACCTCCTAACCCTTTAATTCGACTTGATGCACATATATTAAGATAATCAATAAAGATGATATCTGGTACAAAGTTCTTCTTCAACTTGAGTTCATTAAGTAATGCCCTAAAATGACCTACATGAGCGGATGCTGTAGGATATTCTTTAACAATTAACTTACCAGTAGTCTTTTGTGATATCTTCTTTACTTTATTTATAAAACTTTTCTGTCCTATAGACTCAATATCGTTTAATGATACATTCATAAGGTTAGCATCAATACGTTCTGCGATACGTTCTTCTGCCATCTCCATAGTAATATAAAGAACGTTCTTATTCTGCATTAGGGCCCCACCTGCGACATGACACATAAAGAGAGATTTACCTACACCAGTCCCAGCCATACAGATATTTAATGTTTTATTCGGTAAGCCACCTTTCGTAATCTGATTAAAGTAATCAAGATCAAACGGTACGCGCTTCTCGACTCTATTATAGAAATCATACCGCAAAGAAGCAGCATCGATATAGTCATGACCAATATTCCTATCAAAGGAAACGGCAAGAGCATCAGATAGTATGTCAGGGATTGCATTTTTAGTTAACTCCTTACTCTGCCCATCGATGATTCCTATGGAGTCCATAATGGCAATATGAATAGCCCTATCTTGACACCACTTCTCTGTAGTGTCAAGTAACCATTTCTTATCAGTTTCAGTGTCTAATGGTTGAAATACAGACTCTAATATACCAGTAAACTCTCCAACATCTTTTATACCTTCAGAATTATCTTCAAGTTCAATAACAAATGCTTCTTTAGTGGGTAATGAGTTATATTTATTAACAAAGTCAGTTACAAGTTTAAATAAAGATTGATGAGAAGAATCAAAATATTCATTCTTTAAAAATGGAATAACCTGTCTTGTATACTCATCATTCTGTATTAAGTTCTTTAGTATCGTCGTTTGTATCATTTAGTAGACTATCCTCTAGTATATGTTTAAGTACGGATGATATATGATCTAAGAAATTCCTATCTGCTGAGATAGTATTAATATCCCCATCAGCTTCTAATATCGTATAAGAGAATTTAAGTACAGGATCTTTATTCTTAGACTCATGAATTTTAATCTTACCATATTGATAAAAGGTATCTTTAAAATCACCTGTCTTTAATCTAATAGTCCACTGCTCTTGATCATGTCCTTCTACAAAGGTATAATCATCATTTGTTATATTAATACCCATTATACACTATTCCTCATCTATTGTCAAGTCTATCTCAGAAATATTATCTGCATATCCTAACTTGTATGATTTCTTTACAAACTCTTTAAAGTCTGTATCTTTAAAAATGGATTCCCAGAGGTCCTTCTCTCTTGTCTGTTTCTCACGCATTTTAGAACCAATAAGCTCTCCTGTTGTTTTGTCTACTCTTTGGTACCACCCATTACTTGGTTTTACAATATCACCAGAAGCGAGAGCAATATCCAATAATCCAGAGTATTCTGAAATACCCCCATTAAATTCAACTTTAATAGGAATCTTTGACTTCTCTCTAAGAAATCTTGATTTTTCAATATTGATAATAAAGTCATAACCTTCTATCTCCCCTGTGCCTGCTTTGTTTTGTCTACGACCTACAA